GTCATGTGCAGGTTGGTACATTCAATATCACCATTGAGAACCCGAAAGGATCCGTTCGTAGTGGAATAGACACAGAGGGTAACAAGTGGGAAACGACTATGCAGAACACCTACGGCTACATTCGTGGCACGGAGGGCGTGGACGGAGACCACATAGACGTGTTCCTCTCTGACGATATTGACGGGTGGAACGGACGCAGAGTGTTTGTCGTTGACCAGTATAACGAGGACGGTAGCTTTGATGAGCATAAGGTAATGCTTGGCTTCAATGAGGCTGACGATGCCGAGGCGGCTTACTTTGCGAATTATGACAGCGACTGGGCGAAGAATCACAAGACAGTGGTAACTGCCGTAAACTTGGAAGATTTCGAGAAATGGATAGACAGTAGCCACCGTAAGACCAAAGCATTTGCGGAATACAAGAGTGTGAGAATTGATTCGCTACCATCCGGGCAGCCTATTGTGAAAGGGGGGACTTATCTAAAGAACAACGAAGCTGGCGGCGATGCTGTGGCTTACGTGGTTGGTGATGAGGTAAAGGATGGCAAACGCAGATACATGGTGAGTTTCGCCCCAAGTCTGGAGGATGCTAAAGGAAGAATGTTCTTCGGCGACAAGTTCTTGACGGAAGAGGAACTGAAAAGACGGCTGGAAGACGGACGGCTGTCGCCCATGGAGGAAGGCAAGAAGGAAGCGGTGACCGACGCTCCGTACACCATTACTCCGGCGCAGTACATCACCAAGCGAGGTAAGGTGTTAGATATGCAACTTGTTGAGTTCCAATCGGAAATGCGCAAGGAAGTTCAAAAGCATGTAAGTATGTTCGCCAAAGAAATGAAAGGTTGGTGGGACAGGGAAAAACACGGCTTTATGATGCGTAGCGAAGAGGATGCCAAACGATTAGCAGAATACGCAGTAGATGCACAAGGACAACCTCCCATATCAATGTTGGATATACAGGCTGTAAATGATGGTGATGTGCTGTTTACTGAACCCAAAGCACCAGCAAAGGATGAAAAACAGGATTACACCCCTGTATGGCAATACTCTGTTTCTGTTGATAAGGAAACCGGATATACGACTTTGACTCGTGATGATGTGAGCGGTCCCATACCTATTGGTGATGCACGTTTTCGTCAGACAACCAACAGCCCGGAGGAAATGTTAGGCATTCTTCGCAATCCGCAGAATGGCATGCAAGAAGTTTTGGATGCAGTTGGAGTTTTGCTTGAAAATAAAATTAAGACCCGAGAACTTGATCGCAAGGCAAAGGATGAAATTCATGACAGCAGGACAGATTTCGTTGTTGATAAAGAAATGGATAACAGATATTCTGTTCGTACTTTGATGAAGATGATTGATGCGGAAAAGCAGGCTGTGATGGATTTAGGAGAGAAGCGTGGTGGAGACGTTTATCATGAAGGAAATATTATTTTCCTGACCAAAGATAGTGCAGACAAGTTTGCTAATGAAGCTCGAACTCTTATCAACGATATGCGGAGTAAGCAGCAACAAGACAATTCACAGAAAAAGACTGAAGCGAGTGGTAACCGTCTTGTTACTGATGAGCGTTATGCGGAACTTCGTGAGCGTATGCGTAAGAAGTTACTCGGTCAAATGAATATTGGTATTGACCCTGAAATACTTGCCATTGGCACAGAAATGGCTGTTTACCATTTAGAGAAAGGCTCACGGAAGTTTGCAGAATATGCAAAGGCTATGATTGCAGACTTGGGTGATTCCATACGTCCGTACCTTAAAGCATTTTACAATGGTGCGAGAGATTTGCCTGAGGTGTCAGAAAACGGATTTAATACCGACATGACCTCTTACGATGAGGTGCAGAAGTTCGACGTGGCCAACTTTGACAAGTCCGGCATTGATGCACTCGCCACCGCTGAAACCGTAACGAAAGAGGCGGAAGTGGCGGGGGAGGTTGAAGTTGCACAGGAACGTATAAAGAAAACTCGTTCAACGCGCAAGAAGAGTGAGAAAAAAACTGTAAATTTACAGCAGTCAAACGAGCTTGGTTTGTTTGGCAGTTTGTTTGATAATAACGAAACCAACAACGAAGATGGACGAATACACCAAGAAAGTACTAAGATTACAGGGACACAGCGAGAAGTCAATAGCGAAAATGGAGCTGGAGGAACGGATAGACGCAGCATGCTACCGCCACAAAGCGGAAACGCTAGAAGCACCGTACACATGGAGCGAGGAAGAGTGGACGGAGATTTACAAAGAGGCAGGGATGACGGACGAGGAAATCGTAGAGTACAGGAAGGAACAGACGAAATACAACGGGGGCGAGGAACACGACTTTCCGATGATGCCATAGATGAACCGAAAAATACTCGCAATAATCATTCAGATCGGGGGACGAACTATGCTCCAATTTCGGTAGATGCACGCATAGAGGCCAATATTAAAGCTATAGAGTTGGCACAGCAACTTATTGAGAGTGGAGAGCTTGCTACTCCTAAACAAATGGCAGTACTTCGCAAGTTTAGCGGTTGGGGTGGTTTAGGTAAAGTATTTAGTGATAATACATATTCGACACGTCTACAGCAGTTGATGGGCACAGAAGTCTATCAAGAAGCTGTAATGAGTGCTAATAGTGCGTATTATACCCCTGCTTATGTTGTAGATACTCTTTGGGATATTGTTACACAAATGGGTTTCAAGGGTGGTTACATTCTTGAAGGTTCTGCAGGTATCGGAAACATTTTGGGGCAGATGCCTACAAATATCAGCGAGCACAGCTACATCCATGCTATTGAGATTGACGGGACTTCGGGTGGTATTCTCTCACTCCTTTATCCTGATGCCAAAGTAGAGATACAGGGTTTTGAGCAGACACGTATTCCTAATGGAAGTGTGGACTTGGCTATTACTAATGTTCCGTTCGTTACCGGACTCCGTGTGAATGACACTACGGGCGACAAAGACCTGTCGAAAAAATTCCACAACATACACGATTTCTGTATAGCAAAGAATGTGCGCAAACTGCGTGAGGGCGGTTTGGGTATCTTCATCACGTCCAATGGTACGCTTGACAACAGTAAGAAACTCCGTGATTGGATTGTGGGCGAGGGAGGCGCAGACTTCGTGGGTGCTTTCCGTATGCACAACAAGACTTTCGGCGGCACCGGAGTAACCTCTGACATCGTTGTTATCCGCAAGCGTGTGAACGGGCAGAAGTCTGTCCATGCCATTGATGTAAGTGATGTGAGCGGAGAGCGCATGGCAGAGTACGATACCGGGGAAACACGCAAGGTTAAAGGCAAGGAGATACCAGTCATTAAGCAGCTTTCAATGGACTACAACCGCTATTTCATTGAACACCCCGAAAACATGGCAGGTGAAATGCACTTTGCATTTGAGAAAGGCGATACTTTCCGCCCGACCAGCAAAGGCTTATATCCTAAACAGAATAAGAAACAGGAAGAAATGTTGGCTGAATTTGTCCGCTCATTCCGTGCAGAGGAATTTGGTGAGCGCAATACCGAGCTTGCCACCGATGTAATGCCCGGCAAGAAGATTGGCGAAGTGTTTGTCAAAGACGGAAAACTATACATCAACTCAACTGCAAGCGCACAACCTCTAGAAGTGAATGCCAACAAGGTAAAGGGGCATACGAAAGTGGAATGCTTTGAGGCATACGCCGCTATTAAGAAAGCTCTTGCGGAAGTCCTTTCCTATCAGACTGAGAATGAAAGCGATGAGGGACTTAAACCGTTGCTTGACAAACTCAACAAGGCATACGATGATTTTGTCGGCACATACGGACACTTCAACAAGAACACCGCCATTGCGTTTCTCCGAAATGATGTGGACTATGCCAATGTATACGCTCTTGAAAAGTTTGAAGAAATGGCAGATGAAAAAGGAAACCGGATACAGAAATTTGACAAGACCGATGTATTCAGCAAACGTGTTGTTGAAAAAGAGAAAGAACCCACTCCTGCCAATGTCAAGGACGGTATCATTGCAAGTATCTTTAAATTCGGTCGTGTAGATATACCGTACATCGCCGAACAACTTGGCACAGGTATTGAGGATGTGAAGAAAGAAATCATCGAGAGCGGTTACGGTTTCGAGAACCCTGTAACCCGACAGATGGAAGCATCGTATCACTACTTGAGCGGAAATATTCGTGAAAAACTGCGTCAAGCAGAGGTAAATAACGAGAATGGGGAATTTGACCGCAACATCAAGGCATTGCAGGAGGTCATGCCTATGGAAATCCCCGCACATTTGATTGACTTTACCCTCGGAAGTTCTTGGATTGCCCCGAAACTGTATGAGGATTTTGTAAAGGAACGCACGGAGGTTGACGTACGGTTTACAGCTGTGGGCGGTACTTGGTTTATGAAAGAACCATACTTCACCGATTATGAGAAGAACCGTGCAATGGGGGTAACCAGCGAAATGCTTAACCGTACCATTATGGGGCATACTCTCATTGAAGCTGCCATTCAGAACAGAAGCATCACCGTTTCCACCACCAAGAAACACTATGACGGCACTACCGAAACTATTACCGACAAGGAAGCGACACAGGCTTGTGCCGTCAAAATTGATGAAATCCGTCAAGATTTCAAGGATTGGGCAAGGCAGAAGATGCAGAGCGACCCGGAAATGTCGGCATTGATTGAGCGTATCTATAATGACACGTTCAATAACTTTGTGCCTATGAGCATACCAGATGAGTTTGTACCGGAGTATTTCGGAGGTGCCTCGCACAAGTTTAAGATGCGTCCGCATCAAGGCAGAGCCATTGTAAGAGGAACACAACAGCCTTTGTTGCTTGCCCATGAGGTTGGAACAGGGAAAACCTTTACTCTAATTTCTACCGCTATGGAAATGCGCCGTTTGGGGACTGCACGCAAACCCATGATTGTGGTGCAGAATGCTACTGTTGGGCAATTCGTTGCAAGTGCAAAGGAACTGTACCCCAACGCCAAGATACTGACACTTGAGGAAGCAGACCGCAGCGCAGAGGGCAGAAAGAACTTTTATGCCAAGATACGCTACAACGATTGGGATATGATTGTCGTTCCGCAATCTACCTTTGAATTTATCCCCGACAGCGAGGAAAGGGAAATGACTTTCGTGCAGGACAAGATTGAGGAGAAGATGCTCATTCTTGAAAAGATGAAAGAAGAAGACCCGGACGGAAAAAATATGATTACCCGACAGGCTGAACGGGAAATCGAATTATTGGAGGAGCAGCTTGCCGGACTTGCAGACAATGCTTCAAAGAAACGTACCGCCAATGATGAAAAGAAACGTGCTGTAGCTTTGCAGAACGCAGAGGTTAAAGCTATGGAAATGCTTGACCGCCGAACTGACGATGTGGAGAACTTTGACGATATGGGCATTGATGCTTTACTTGTAGATGAAGCGCACGAGTATAAGCACCTCGGATTTGCTACTGCCATGCAGCGTGGAGTTAAAGGTGTGGATCCGTCATACAGCAAGAAGTCGCAAGGCGTGTTCCTGAAGACACAGGCTATCTTGGAAAAAAACAACGGACGGAACGTAATCTTTGCAACCGGTACACCTATCAGCAACACCGCCGCAGAGATTTGGACGTTCATGCGCTATCTCATGCCTGCTGATACGATGAAAGAGTACGGTATCTATTACTTTGATGACTTTGTGCGCAACTTCGGTAACATTCAGCAGATGCTGGAGTTCACCACAAGCGGAAAGTTCAAAGAGAACAACCGTTTTGCTGGGTATGTCAATCTGCCTGAACTGGTGCGTATATGGTCGGGAGTGTCCGATACCGTCCTAACCAAAGAAGCTGGCGGCGTAAAGGACAAAATACCCGAAATGGAGGGAGGAAAGGCACAAGACCTTTATCTGCCACAGACACGCGCATTACGTAGCATCATGAAGTTCGTAAAGAACGAACTTGAACATTATGAACAGATGAGCGGAAAGGAGAAGAAAGAGAACAGCCACATCCCGCTCACGATGTACGGTATTGCTAAAGCCGCTGCCGTGGATGCCCGATTGGTACAGTCTGATGCTGAAGATGATGTAAACAGTAAGACTCATGAAGCCGTTCGACAGACATTGCGCTCGCTGAAAGAAACAGCCGATTACAAAGGTACGGTTGCCATTTTTGCCGACAATTACCAAAACAAACAGAGTGGCTTCAACCTTTATGATGACATCAGGGATAAGCTGATTACAGAGGGGGTTCCTGCAGGTGAGATTGTAATAATGAGGTCGGGAATGACTGTCAAGAAAAAACTTGAAATCTTTGAAAAGGTAAACCGTGGCGAGGTGCGTGTGATTCTCGGTTCGACCTTTACACTCGGTACAGGCGTGAACATTCAGGAACGCTTGCACACGCTGATACATTTGGATGCGCCTAACCGTCCAATGGACTATACCCAACGTAACGGACGTATTTTGCGACAGGGAAATCTGCACAAGGATATGAATAAACCTGTACGTATCTTGCGTTTCGGTGTAGAGGATAGTCTGGACGTTACCGCCTACCAACGCCTGAAAACAAAGGGGGCCATTGCCGATAGTATTATGAATGGCAAGCAGATGATGTCGAGCAGTATGACCAACCGTGTGCTTGAGGAGGAAGAAGATGTGTTTGGAGATACTATAGCACAACTCTCCGGCAGTGAGTATGCCATGCTGAAAAACAATGCGGAAAAGAATGTACGCAAGTATGCAAGCCGTAAAAAGCAATGGGAAACAGACCAAGCCTACATCCATAATGCCAAGCCAAGGTTAAAAGCATTTATCAAAGATGCTGAAAAGCGCATCGAGGATAACAGCCGATCCTTGGAGGCTGTACGTGCATCATTCCCCGATGAACAATTCAAAGAGATTGTAATCGGAAAACATCGCTTTACCTCTGTTGATACAATGGATGATTTCTTCAAGGAACACAACAAGACTGTTCTTGCTGAAATGAAGCAGATGAAAGACGGTGATATTGCAGGGGAACAAAAGCGAGAACTGACTATACAGATAGGCAATTTCCCATTCATTGTAACAACTAAATTGACAAGACAGACCATGCGTGATGGTACAACTTTGTTCAATGACGTTGAAAGAAAAATGACTTATTCATGTACAGAACTTGGTATCGAGGATATTCCTGTACGTCAAAATCTGCTCCGTAATGCCATTGAGGATATTACCGGCAATGTGATTACAGGAAAAAACTTTACCGAAAGATTGGAAGCCGCTGAGCGAAGCAAGAAACACAATGAGGCCGAATTGAAAGAACTCCTGTCAAGAGAGGGTAAGCCTTTCGAGTATGAAAAAGAATTGGAACAGGCGAAATCACAGTTAGAAGAATACGCTGAACTGATGAAGAAAGAGCTGGAGGAAAAGGAAGCCAAGTATGCTGAAATGGATGCAAGCGTGGAAGCAGCCAACGACATTACAAATGCTGATGAGGATGATGTCTTATATCGCAGCGATGACACGATGTATCGTATTCGCGAAGATGCCGCACCCCAAAATACAGGTATCGGATATAAGGTGTTTGTTTTGAAGAACGGCGAATTGTATCCGCCTATGGTTGCCAATCCGAACGGAGAAGCGACGCCGGTCGGTGTATGGCTGGATGCTGATGCCGCACCGATAGCCGGACAGAGCAAGACGGGACGCAATCAAGTAAAAGCAGGGGGTAAAGGTACACAAGGCGGTAGTGGTAAACTTGCCTATCGTCCCGGATGGCATTTAGGTGTCATTCCATACGCATTGCAGTTTAACCGCATTGATGAGAACGGAGATAAAACCTTGTTCCCTGCCAATTTTGTTTGGGCTGAGGTGGAGTATGCCAATGACGTGGACTATCAGGAAGAGGCTATGAGTTATGGCTACAACAAGAACGGCAAGTTCCAACACAGCTATGCCGGGCTTCCAAGGATTCCTGAAAATGGAGCATACACTTACCGTACCAATCCTAACCCCGAAACCGACCCTTGGATAATCACTGGTGCTATGCGCGTTAAACGCTTGCTTACTCCGTCCGAAGTTGACGAAATGGTCAAGGCGGCAGGTCGTGAACTTCAACGCAGACAGGAAAACGCTGTTACCGATGCAGAGATTGCCGCACTCAATGCAGAGATTATAAATGACTATCGTAACGGTATTGGCGCATATACCGATGATGAGGTCAGTTTTGAGAACGACCCAGTCGCCAAGTTATTAGGCAGACCAAGGAGGACGGCAAAGCAGCGGAGGGAATTTGCACAGCGTGAACGCCAAAGAATGGCAGAGCGTGTGGAAAGCCTTACAGAGAAGCTGCACCTTGGCAATGTGGAGGTTGTTACCGATGCTTCCTTCTTGGAGGGAAAGAAACAGCGTGCAAAAGGTTTCTACTCAAAGAGTACAGGGAAGATAACCATTGTCATTCCTAACCATACCAGCACGTTTGATGTTGAGCAGACACTGCTGCATGAGGCTGTGGCGCACTATGGTTTGCGCCAGTTGTTCAGAGAACATTTTGATACATTCCTCGATAATGTATTCAACAATGCCGATGAGAACATACGCAGACGCATTGTAGATATGGCTGCAAAAAACGGTTGGGATTTCCATAAGGCTACTGAAGAATATCTGGCTTCGCTTGCAGAAGATACCGAATTTGAGAATATCAACGCAAGTTGGTGGCAACAGATAAAGGATTTCTTTCTGAATATGTTGCACAAGATTGGCTTTGAAGATTTCAGAGGGGTTACCCTGACTGACAACGAACTCCGCTATATCCTGTGGCGCAGTTATGAGAACCTTGCAGAACCAGGCAGATATCGCAGCATATTGGGAAAAGCTGCCGATATGAGTAAACAATATGAGCTGAAAGTTGGTAACTATGCTGAAATTTCAGAAAGTCAATCAGTTGTAGCTGAAACCGATAATAACTTGTATCGTGATGGAGACCCAGAGATACACGAGCGTACTTTGGCACGAGCAAAATATGAACAACGTGTGAAGAGTGGAATGTACCAGTCACAGGAAGCCTTGCAGGACAGTATGCTTGGTTTGAAAGAAGCAATGAACGCAATTCTCGGCAAGAATACCCGAATGGAAGATGTTGATGGATTTGAAAATGCCTACTTAGGTGAGAACCGCTTATCAAGTGTGAACAAAGCCGAAGCCGATGCCTTTGCGTACCTATTGTTCAAGCCAATGCTTGAAGAGGTAGCCAAACTTGCACACAGTACAACAGAGCGCGAGGAACTGACCGATTATATGATGGCTAAACACGGTCTTGAACGTAATAGAGTAATGGCAGAGCGTGATGCACAAAAGGACTTTGCAGAATACCAGAAGCAGCATCCGAAGGGTACAAAGGCTTTGCAGGACTTTATCGACGAGTGCCGCAAGCGTGATTATGCAGGTCTTACCGCCCTTACAGGTATGGAAGAGATTGTAGATGCAGAAACCGAAGCACAGGCTATGGTAGATGAGTACGAAAACGTACACGATACTACCGCATTGTGGAGTAAGGTTAATGCCGTCAGCAAGGCAATCCTTTCCAAGTCCTACGAATGTGGAATGATGAGCAAGGAAACCTATGACAGTGTGAGAGATATGTATGAGTTTTATATCCCTTTGCGTGGATTTGATGAAAAAACGAGTGCTGAAACTTACGCTTACCTTACGCATAAGCAGAGTATATTCAATGTACCTATCAAGAAAGCGGAGGGAAGACGTTCTAAAGCGGACGATCCATTTGCCAACCTGCAATCCATGGCTGAGAGTGCCATTATGCAGGGAAACCGCAACAAACTCGTTAAGCAGAAGTTCTTGAACTTTGCCCTCAACCATCCGAGCGACCTTGTTAGTGTGAGTGATTTGTGGTTGCAGTACGATGCAGTCTCCGATGAATGGAAACCGATATTCCCCGACAATATTGACATCAACGATAGTCCCGAAGAGGTAGAGCGAAAGATGAACGAGTTTGAGGATAAGATGAAGCAGCTTGCTAAATCTGCCCCCGATAACTACAAGCACGGCAAAGATGCGGCAAATATTCCGTACCGTGTGATAGAGAACCGTGATTTACGCCAGCATCAAGTGGTAGTAAAGCGTAACGGCAGAGACTATCTGATCACCATTAACGGTAATCCAAGAGTTGCGCAGGCATTGAACGGCCAGACTAATCCTGATAATGACACATCAGGTGCTATTGGAGCTATTCTTCGTGCCGGAGAGAAGATAAACCGTCAATTGAGTGCGTTTTATACTACACGTAATCCTGACTTTGTTGTGTCGAATTTCATGAGAGATATGCTTTATACTAATTCTATGGTATGGATAAAGGAGAGTCCTAATTATGCTCTACGTTTTCATCGAAACTATACCAAAGTTAACCCTGTCATGATGAAAAGATTGTTGGCTAAACATCGTAAAGGAACGCTTGATATGAATGATAAAACCGAAGTAATGTTTTATCAATTTATGATGAATGGCGGTGAAACAGGATATGCTAATATCCGCGACATTGAGCAACATAAGAATGATATTCGTAAAGAATTGAAGAAGGCTAATGGCAAGTTACCCATAAAAAAAGCATTATCCTTTTTGGGCGAACGCTTTGATGAATTGAATAGAGCTGTAGAGAATAGTGCACGTTTTGCGGTATTTATAACTTCACGTGAAATGGGACGTAGTATAGACAGAGCAATTTATGATGCAAAGGAGATAAGTGTAAACTTCAACAAGAAGGGTAGTGGAGCTAAATTCTATAACACTGCTGGACAGACAAAAACGGGTAATGTTTCCGCACTTATATCCGGGCTTGGCAGAAGTGGTTATGTTTTTTGGAATGCAGCGATACAAGGTACAACTAATTTTGGGAAACAGGCTAAGCACCATCCGGTTAAAGCGTTCACAGGAGCTGCCGTCATGTTCTTGCTTGGTGCCGTTATCGCCTATTTGGGTGGAGATGACGATGATGACGACAACAAAAATGCATACTACAATTTGCCTGAATACGTACGTCGTAGTAATATTTTGTTTTGTATTGGTGACCATTGGATTTCTATTCCTTTGCCTGTTGAATATCGTGCTTTTTATGGTATGGGTGAGTTAATGACTTCCACTTTTAATGGAAAAGAACATTTGACAGGTGTAGAAATTGCTGAAGCTATTGCAGGGCAAGTAACTCAAATTTTGCCTATTGATTTCTTGGAAGGAGGTGGAGGTTTGAATGCTTTTGTTCCTAGTGCTGCAAAGCCATTGTGGGAGGCGTTTGTAGTGGAAAAGAGCTGGACGGGAATGCCACTTTATAAAGACACTCCTTATAATAAGGATATGCCCGAATGGACGAAAGCATATAAAAGTGCCAACAAACATATTGTAGGCTTGGCGAATGTTATCAATGAAGCAACAGGAGGCGACCCGTATACAAAGGGGACTATTGACCTCAATCCGGCTGAAATTGAGTATGTCTTTAATGGTTATTTTGGGGGTGTGTTCAGTACGGTTGATAAATTATCCAAAACAGCTGCGACTATTGCAGGTACAAGAGATTACGATCCTCGCAGTGTTCTTATATTGAATAGACTTGTCAAGGCTGGTGATGAACGTACTGAATATAGAGCTGTCAATAATGAGTATTTCCGTTTGAAAGAAGAACATGACAGGTTAAAAACGAGATTGAAACATTATGAGGAAGATACGGATAACGGCATATTTGATTACGCAGAGAAGATAGACTTTCTCTACAATTCACCTGAATATGAACGTTATGAAATCTTTGAAAATTATCAAAGTGACATAGATGATTTGTATAATGAATTGAAAGAAGCTGCTGACGATGAAGAACGTAAAAATATAGAGACTGAATTGAATCAGGTGAAAAAAGAAATGATTTTGGAGATGAATCAAACTCGTGAACGTAAATAGTTAAACATGCAAAGATTGCTTGGGGTACTACTTTTGTACTCTAAGCAATCATTAAACAACGAAAATATGCATAATAGAGGCAAAGGAAATTTGTTACCAATGAGCCGAATTGCGCCGAAACGGAATGAATTATCTGAAATTGATACCGTTGCTTCCGCAAAGCGGTATGGTGACCGCAGAGCATTTGATATTCTAATGGAAGCGCAGTACTATTGGAATCAGATGGAGGACTTTCGAAAAGACCGGGAACGCAATAAACGCTATACTTATGGTTTTCAATGGGATGATATGATTTGTGTTGATGGTAAATCCATGACTGAAGAAGAATATATCAAGAGCCAAGGTAATGTGCCATTGAAAAATAATCTTATTCGTCGGCTTGTACGCAGTGTATTGGGGGTGTACCGCAGCCAAAGTAAAGAACCTACTTGTACAGCACGTGATAGAGATGAACAGAAGCTCGGTGAAACAATGAGTACTATATTACAATGCAATATGCAACTCAACCGAATGCCCGATGTGTACGCTCGAAGTATGGAAGAATTTCTAATCAGTGGCTTTATTGTTCATCGTAAATCATATGGTTGGCGTAATGGTAAAGAAGATTGCTGGACGGATTATGTACAGCCGAACAATTTCTTCATTGATAACAATATGAGGGATTTTAGAGGTTGGGATGTGTCCGTGCTTGGAGAAGTACATGATATATCTTTTGGGCAACTGTGTGAGCAATTTGCTTCCAGTCCGCAAGAATATCGTGAGCTTCGTGATATTTATAAGTGGGCTGCAAGAAAGGATTATATAGCCACTTACGCAGAGCGATTTGGGTATAGTCGGTTAGAAAATTACGATTTTCTCTTTACCAGTGAGCCGGGAAGGTGCAGGGTAATAGAAATATGGCGTAAGGAACAAAAGCCGAGATACCGTTGCCATGATTACCAAAATGGTGACATTTTCAAGATAGATGAGGAAGATTATGTGCGAGTAGTACTTGCTGAAAACGAAGAACGTATGCGTATGGCCAAGGAGTTGGGTATGCCTGAAGAAGAAGTACCGTTGATAAAAGCTACTTGGTTTGTAGATGATTACTGGTATTTCTATTATCTATCTCCATTTGGTGATATATTGAGGGAAGGGGAGACGCCCTACGAACATGGCAGTCATCCATACGTTTTTAAAGCTTATCCGTTTATTGATGGTGAAATACACTCATTCGTGGCGGATGTGATAGACCAGCAACGATACACCAATCGATTGATAACGCTTTATGACTGGATTATGAGGGCAAGCGCAAAAGGTGTATTGATGATGCCGGAAGATTCTTTGCCTGATGGTGTGAGCATTGACGATATTGCAGAGAGCTGGACGGAGTTCAATGGTGTCATTGTATACAGACCAAGCAAAAGTGGCAAGGTACCGGAACAGGTAGCCAACAACTCCACGAACATAGGTATTGCCGAACTACTGAATATGCAATTGAAATTCTTTGAGGATATTTCGGGGGTAACTGGTGCATTGCAGGGAAAGCCGGGATATTCGGGGGAAAGTGCATCACATTACAATCAACAGACAGAGAATGCTACAAAATCATTACTCGATTTGCTTGAGTGTTTTAGTTGCTTTGTTGTGGACGGGGCATACAAAGATGTGAAGAACATGCAGCAGTTTTATGATACGAAACGTGTGTTCAATATTGCTGGTAGGAGTGGTGCGCAAATTGAATATGACCCGAAGAAAATCCGGGATGTAGAATTTGACTTAAGCATTACTGAAAGTACTTCAACACCGGCATACAGGCATCTTGCTAATGATATGCTAATGCAGTTGTACCAGTCTCAAGCGATCAGCGTAGAGCAGTTGCTTGAACATGGAGATTTCCCGTTTGCCGATGAACTGTTACAGAGTATCAAGAGCCAAAAGGAACAACTCGCACAGGGGAGAGTTCCTGACGGGCTTTCACCTCAATTGCTCCAACAAGCGCAACAAAATGCAAATATGGAAGCTGTAAATCAGTTGCATGGGGCAATGCAAGGCTAAATTCTAAACGGCGAATAGAACCCCGCTCTATTCGCCGTAGAAAATTACTCTTTAGACAATTGGTCGCATTCTATCCACGTTTCTAATGTATCATCGAATAGTACTGTACAACCGTAATTATCATCGTCTACTGCTAACACTGTCCCTGAATTTCCATCATCATTACACACAACTCGATCTCCAGCTTTTATTTTTCGGATATTGTCAATAGCTAGAGGGTCATTAGTAAGTGTGACAATGCCGTCTATCCCCTGTTTTGCGTCATATCTACTTCCCATTACTTTTTTCTTTTTTTGAGTGAATCAAGGTAAGTGAAATATTCTTTGCGCTTGAGTTTCACAATTAATTCAGGTAATGCGCCGCTTCCATTTTTATAAGGAGTACAATAGAAACACTCACGCTCCAAATCATTCACGAATGTTGAACGAGATAAATAACCTTTCTGTTTCAGTTTGCGGAAGTTGAATCTATCCATAATGATGAGTTTACCACTCTTTCCATTGGGCATAACGTAATAACGTTCACCTGTTTCCTCATGTGCTTTGTCTGCTTGCACTACCGCTTCATTTAAACGGATTGATGCACGTAATTTTTTGATAATGTTCATTGTTTATTAGTTTATTAAATTAAATGTTTAATTTTATATTGTTGCTGCCGAAACAGCTTTCTTTCTTCTCTTAACAGTAAATCGGCCAACACGAGGTACAATTTTGGGAATATCCATTTCAAAGAAGCAGATATGCAGTCCGATAGCCCTTGTCATTAATAAGTCATCATGCTTACCGGTAATTGCGCCAAAAGCACCGTTCGGCTTTTTCTCATAACACAGATATTCATCCAAACAACGTTCATCACGTTCTGTGTACAGGTTCTCACGAATAACTTTGACTAATGTTGATATAATCATCGGTTTAGTGGAAATGTTGGTATGAAAACCGTATTTTGTAGGTAATCCCTCGCGTACATCTTCTTCTGACTGTTTGCGTGCATACAGGTTGGGATATATATCCTTTATTTGGTTAAGAATAAATCCGGATTGGTCACCATCCACTTGCCGCTCCTTATCATGAGTTTCCAACGTGTTGCTCTCTATTACCAAGAGCGAGTTGTCATAAAACGCTGCTATTTGTGCCGCTTTCCACGCAAGCTGGTCGATGTCGCAATGCCCATACCATTGGGCAACCACGACAGGCCTGTCGCCGTCAATCATGAATAAACGATCGAACACGACAATGACAGAGAAGTCGGCTTTATTGGAACGGCCTCCCACATCGACAACAGTGAGGTAGCGGTCTGTGACAACTTCCTTTTCATCTATTTCAGGAAGTTCCCAAATATGTAACAACCCCTGTTTGTCTTCCACAAAACGCAAGTTCTGCAAAGCGTTCTTGCCTTCGTCTGTATCGGCGTAGACTTCGCCGACATATTTGGGCTTCTTGCAGGTCTTGCGCATTGCGTCCACCTTGTATTTGTCAAACACACGCGCTCCTGAATGAACAAAGGCTTCAATATCGTCGGACGGAAATTCGGCAGCCATTTGTCCATGATCATTATACTTCCTACGTTCGGCTATATACCAGTTGATAGCTTCGAGCGTAGCCCCTTTCTCCCATAACCACCAAAGATACTTACCGCATTCTTCACGTTCGGAACTAGTATTTTCATTGTTACGGTTTTTATAGAGCCATTCTGCAAAACCTTGTTTTTCTTTATCCGAATTGAAAGCCAGCGTGTATTGTTCTATGTCGAACCATGATACGAACATGGCTTCGAACTGGGAATCCCCTTTCTTTGCTGCGGTATATTCCCTGTGAAAGAAATTTCCTGTACCATTCGCTGTACTCTCATAGACAATCATAGTGTATGGTTTTAGGAGAATACCCGAACAGGCCGACCGCACAATATCTTCTGGTTTCTTACCTTCCGTTGCTTTCCATATACCTACTTCTGAAAGATGTACAAGGTTATAATCTCCACCTCGGCAACTATCCGGGCGTTCTGCTGTACCAATTTTAATTTTACAGTTTCGTTGAGGAACACGGTATATGCTACCCGACTTACCCACTCCTACAAGTTTCGGCTCATTCTCATTGTAAAGCTCATCAATCTTGTGAAGCATTTCGACTGGATATTTTTTAATCATCCTGTCGAACATATCTTTGATTTCATCGGAGCCTGCACCTTGATGTGCTATAATGAGTGAGTTTAGTCCTATTTTGTGAAGGAGTTGCAACCATGCCATATAAAGCTGTGAAGTGGTAGAGCCGCCCCATTGCCGCGCCTTTAGTAGAATAATACGTATTGGTTTTCCTGCAATACGTAATTTCTCAAGCCGTTCTACAAAGCGACGTTGCGGTCTTGTAAGACGGAACAATACATCTTCTCCACCACCTTTATTCTTGATATAAACGAATGTAGCTGCCCAAAATGGAAAGTCCTCACGGCTACGTATGCGTACAAATTGCTCTATAACTTTCAGCCGATCATCCGGATTGTCTTCTACCCCCATATAATCCGTAAGGAATCTGGTAATAGAACCTGCTTCCGCAAGTTGACGTACAAGCGGTATTTTCATTACACGCTTTGGTAGCCATTGATTGCGTATAGGAAAATCACTAATGGTACATTTGACACGTTCCCCTACAGAACCTTCGCCGGTAATAGGATTAAATTTTGCATAAATAATTGAATTACGGCGTTCATTCTCTATTAGTATATTGGTAATGGCTTTTATGTTTATATTACCTTTAATCATGTGACTTTTTTATTATCGGCTTGTTAAGCAGAGCCACAAGGAAACCTAACATATAACACCATAGGTGTAATATTGCATTGGTGTGTGGAAATAAGAAACCTGCAGTAAGATAGAATATCATCCACAACTGGTAATATTGTTTGCGTAATACTTCAAACGAGATTGAGCCCAATAAAACATATACTATTCCCGATAATCCTACTGTTGGTGATGTCATTTCACCAATAAAACATTCAATAGTGTCAACTGGAATCGTAACAGCAATTATGTAAGCTAGTACTAACCGCCATATTCCAATGTCATAAATAAAAACCATTGAAAGCAAACACCATGAATTAAGGGAAGCATGCAGAATGTTTGCGTGAAAAAATGGGTACAATACACGTCCGGCAATATCACTTCCTGCGTAAATGCCTACAGTTTGCCAGTCCCATACTTTGAAAAATGACAAACCTACAACAATAGTAGAAATTATAAGAGCCGTAATCTTTTCCATTTTTCTTGTATCCATTGTTTTCTTGCTTTACATACCATTACTTTTGCACTGCCTGGCGTAAGGTAGAATTTAGGAGCAGGTTGTGCAATAACTTTGGCGCACAGTTCGGAAATAGTTAATTCAGGATATTCTTCTTGAAGCTTAAATACCCGATTATAAATTTCTTCATACATCTCTTTTTTCAATGGGCACATTGTGCTCAAATCTGTTTTACCTCTCATCATTGCAGAAATAATCAATGCAGCACGTATATCACTAACCCAAAAGCGGCGAGAGGGCATATTGACTATTATTTTGTATACCTCGGACATACGGATATAGTCGCATGATGAAATGTATTCATCGTATGCTCTCATTAAATCGTCCATACGTTCCTTTGAGTATTCCATTATAGCGCCTTTATGCTTCATTTTTCTATTTATCTATGTTCCAAAGTTATAGATTGGAGCGTAAAAAGATAAACGTGGAATCCTTCTTTCCCTCGCTATTTTTGCTTTGTAGATAAAGACTAAAATTTATTTTTCTCACATTATACCTAATAATATGGAAGTTAAGAGCAATCGCGAGCGATACACAGATCGATTGAAAGCAAAGTATCCCGATAAAGAGTTTGCCGACGACGAGGCATTATTCGCTCAAATTAACGACGAATACGACGGTTTGGACAAAGAATTGTCTGGCTATAAAGAACGGGAAAAAGCACTTTCCGATCTTTTTGCGAGTAATCCACGTAGTGCAGCATTTCTCACTGATTGGCGTAAAGGGGAGGACCCAATCATCGGTATGATACGCAAATTTGGTGATGATTTTAAAGCTGCACTTGAAGACCCAGAGAAGCAAGAAGCTCTTGCTGCTGCCAACAAAGAGTATGCGGAACGAATAACCAAAGAGAAGGAGTTTGAAGAACAGTATCAGCAGAACATTAATGCGACTCTTTCTACTCTTGAACAAATGCAGCAGGAGGAAGGTATTTCTGATGATGAAATAGATCAAGCAATGGAGTTTCTGATTGGAATTATGAAGGACGGACTTCTTGGTAAATTCACTCGTGATAGTATTCAAATGGCTATCAAGGCTATCAAACATGATAGCGATGTAGAAACAGCCAGTCATGAGGGAGAAGTGAAAGGACGTAATAGTAAGATTGAGGAAAAACTACGCAAAGGGAGCAAGAGTGACGGTACTGCTAATCTTGCAGGAAAGAATGGAGGTGGTAATGCAGGCTCACGACAAATGCCAGATCTTGGTGCAATAAGTCGATATGATGGTGCACAAAATATTTGGGAACGTGGAGGCGAAAAACGTAGGTCAATAAACAAATAAAGATACACAATTCATTTATTAACAATTAAAATTTCAAGCAATGAAGAAAGTAATGAATTTCTTTTGTCGCATTACGCTAATGATATTAGCGTTTGTGACGAGTGCATCAAGCGGTGTCATGATGGCTGACGCATCAAACCTGCCAGATGCAGGTAAAATGACAGCTGGTGCAGACGGTACGGGTGGAACAGATGGTATTGCCACAGAAACCGCTGGTCGTGAAAATGGAGACCCGAATTTTTACTTAAGCGATGTAGATAAGCGCATTGTGAAAATTCGTCCGATGGCGACACCTATTGACCAAATTAGTCGTTATGCGAAATCAAGTAGTACTAATTCTTTTGAGGTGAAGTACTATAGTGTGGGTACACGCGAAATAAAGTGTAGTACTAATAAAAAATTGGAAGCAATGACAAGTGGTGCAAGTGTTTCCTTGCCAGTGAGTGATTCGAATATGTTCACATTGGATGACACTATCCGTGTGGTAGGTGTAAGTGCTATTACTAAACCGGACGGGACTGCATATTCAGAAAGTGACAGCAATGTTCCTGACCTTGTGCTTTGTGTGTGCGGAAAAGATAGTTCAACCAATTTGCCGACAGTCTATGCAGTAAATGGGAAAATGGATGATTCAAGCAAGCAACCCATTCTTTTACCGGAAATTCCGCAAGGAACGACTCTTGTCCGTATGGGAAAGGCTTGTGGTGAACTGGATGTGCAGACCGGGCGTTTCAACAATATTCCTATGCCGGAAACACAGTACTGTCAGAACTTCATGATACAGGTAGAACAGTCTACCTTTGACAAGATTGCTGCCAAAGAAGTGAATTGGAACTTTTCCGATATTGAAGAAGATGGTGTATATGATATGCGCCTTGCCATGGAGAATACGTACTTGTTTGGCGTTAAACAGGTTATCAAACATGTTGCCAAGGATGGTATGAATACTTGGTTTACAGGGGGTATCTGGTGGATGGCAGGAAAAGACATCGAGGTTGGTGAATGGAACAGCGAAAAGAACTGTGCCGAGATTACTGATGATAATCTCGTAGATATTACCAAAGACCTTTTTGTCGGTACTGGTATCGGTAATAAGCGTAAAATTTTATTCTGCGGAAGTGATATGCTTTCGGCATTTTCCAAGATTAAGAGTGAGAAATTTCGTTTGAAAGATACTGTTGAGGTTTGGAACTTGAAATTTAAATCTTGGGACACTGATTTCGGAGAAGTTCTTACCATTCATCATGAATTGTTTGATGTGAATGGTATGAGTGATTGCGGTTTTGCTATGGATCCAGAATATCTTTCCAAAAAAACTCATGTGTCTTGGGCACGTAACGTACTTGACTTGCAAAAGGCCGGTATCCGCCGTACTGATGCGGTAGTTATTCAAGAGGTAAGCTGCTTGTATCTGCGCTATGCAAAGGCACATGCACGTATGAAACTTGCAAAGGCACCTACAACGGTAGAAGAAGGTGGTGCAGAAGCTGCTTAATTATAAATAAATCAAATTATTAATCGGGGGATGGGATAAAAGTCCTATCCCTTTTTTTAATTCATTCAACAATATGATTATTAAGACTTACAAAGCGAATACCAATATTAGTATTAATGTTGTGCTTCCCAGTAAAAAGAATTTGCATATAACGTTTACTCCCTTATCAGATGGTAGTAGCGTATTTACTACTGATAATGAAGTGATACAAAAGTCAATAGAGAAACACTATAAATTTGGAAAGCTGTTCAAGCTCCATGCTTCACAAGGACAAAGTGCGGAAAAAGAGGTAACTGATAAATTAAAGAGCACTTCTTTAAGAAAGAAGAAAGAAACTCCGGCTGCTGAGAATGTAGATAAAACAGAATTGGATAACAACGAGAACGTTGGGCAAAGCGGAGAGACGAAAGATAATGATGAGACGGGAAATGATGAAACTATCTGCAAGGTCAAAGTGAGTGATATTGCAGCTGCTAAGGATTATCTTGCTGACAAATTCGGTATCAGTCGTACTTCTATGCGTTCTACTAAAGCCATTCTGGAACAAGCTGCAGTTCATGGAATAGAGTTCGAAGGATTGTAATAATAAAGTAATAGCGTATGACGGTATATCATCTTGACGAGATAGCTGGAGATGTTCGTATAGCACTTGACCAAAACACAACGAGTGATGTATTGAAAGAAATTGGTGATGTAGACACGCTTGCATTAAACGACATCATTAAATCAAAGATTATTGAGGCTGTAAAACGTGTGCACAGTTCTGCACCTCCTTATCTACTCGATGGAGGACATAACTTCGGAGATGAGGTGTATTGGCAGAAATGTGAAAGTGGCTGGGTGTTATTGCCGGAGGATTTTATGCGTTTTGTTGTTTTCCAGATGAGCGATTGGGAGCGTGCAGTATTCTACCCTATAAATGTCGACGATCCTGAATACGAGAAGCAATCTTCCCGGTTCAAAGGAATACGTGGCACTACACAACGTCCTGTATGTGCTATTTCTATACGACCAGAGGGGAGAGTATTAGAGTTTTATTCTTGTAAAAGTCAGGATGCAACGGTTAGTCGTGCGGTTTATCTTCCTTATCCCAAGATAGACAAATACGGTGCGATAGAGATTTGTCAGCGATGTTATGACGCGGTGGTGTATACTATTGCCGCATTAGTATTAACAACGTTCGGTGATGTGGAGAAAAGCTCTGCATTGAACGAATTAGCTAAATCAGTATTAATATGAGTTCGATAAAATCAACACAGATAGACGGTGATGTTTCCGTCAGTCGTAATGCGGCAGTAGGTGGAGATGTTACCGTCCAAGGTAAAACCCATTTAAAAGGAAACGTAAAAATAGAGGGGTGGATTGAAGCAAAAAACATCAAGGCAGCTAACAAAGGACTCTTTACTACCATTGAGAAATTGAAAGCGGCTTACCCGTTCCCGCATGACGGTTGGTGGGCACTTGTTGGGCTTTCTTTACCTGCTCCTATATACGTGGGTGATGGAGGTGAGTGGGTTGCAACCGGACAGACAGGTGGTAATCCATCCATAGACAGTGGTAAATTTAACGAAGCTGTTGAAAAACTACAAGAAGACATTACTAAATTGCAAGATGATGTATCGGATATCGAGGATAAAAATAGCTCGCAAGATACTAGTCTTACTACACTTGGGAATAGTGTCAATTCTTTGCAGGAACAGGTAAACACAACCAAAGACACCGCCAACAAAGCAAGTGCCAAAGCGAATGAGGTAGGAAACCAATTGAATGACTTTAAGGGGACGAAAGGAGAAAATGGTGGTATTGCACCTCTTAATGAGTATGGTAAAGTACCTAGCCGCTATTTACCGGCTTCTATGGATGATGTGAAAGATTTCGACGGTTTCGTGGAAAAAGTGGTTGTTCAACCATCGTCTATCGGGAAAAGTTCAACGGATGATGGATGTAAGATTTACTACCACAAGGACACCGATTCGCTTGTTCTTTTCTATGACGGTGTATATTACAACAACTGGCTGGATTCCGAATTGTTTGGAAATGAAACTATTGACGGGATAACTCCTGTTTCGGATAAGGTGTATTCTGACACAATTAAAAACAAGACTTATCGTTGGAGCGGTTCAGCACTTGTTATCATTGGTTCAGACCTCGCCCTTGGCTATACAAGTTCGACCGCATTTCCGGGCGATGAGGGTGCGGATTTGAAGCAGAAAATGATACAAGCCAATGAAGATATTACGGAAAACAAGAACGTATTGTTGTCCCATTACAAACAGATAGTAGCACGAAGCGTAGTAAATGTGAACCAACTCTTTGGGCTTACTAATCGTAAGATAACATTCTCGGTGGCTCTTGATAGATGTGCGACATCCGAATATGCTGAATCTTTGCAAATACCAGGTGTTGTGCTTACCTTTCAGACTGAAGCAGGTTGGCAGTCCAAACAATGGGTTATCACTGATGATTGGAATAAGGAAAGCAACTGGACGGACTTCGGAGCTTCCAACGGAGAAAGCGTTGGCAACACAATCAATGTAAACGTCCTGTGCAAAGATGTGGAATATACGTTATCCACCGCCATAAAAGCCATTATTGACCTTCAGCAAGAGAGCGGAGTGGCATACATTAAGAGCGGTATTGTAGTGACATTCAAGACTGCAGAGAGCGACACCAACGGTGCACCTGTATGGCTTGCCTATCAATTTACACGAGAAGTAAGCGATGTAAACCCGGATGATTTGAAGCCGTGGGTAGCTTTTGGAAACGGAGGTGGCAAGGTGGAAACATCGGACACCCCAGCAGAGGGAGGAAAAGATGCACTTTCAACAGGCGGTGCTTACGCGATGCAGGAAAAAGCAATCGCTGGTTTTGACGAGGAAAGCGATGAGGATTATATCTACTACAAAGCTGTGAATCTGAATGGTGGACAAATAGAAGATGTGATACTGAAAATACCTAAGAATGGAGGTGGAGGCGGTTCCAGCGAGGACAGTACCCTATCCATTTATTTTGAGGATGTCGCTCCCATTGTAGCGTTTGGTTCTGACATAAAAATTAATGTGGCCCTACGTAGTGTGAGTTATCCGGGAGGTGTAGAAACACTTGGCGTTATCCGTAATGTGAGCATAATTGATGCAAGTACGGGACTAACCCTATTTAGCGAGGACATGAATATCGTAGGTTCTGCAAGTGCCACAGACTACAAGTTTGAACTTGACTTTACTGGCTATTTCAGCGGAGCGGCGAGCAAAAGTTTCTTTGTGCAAGCCACAGATGCTGACGGAAATACTAAGAAGAAAGCCATTACAGTAGTGGCCGTGGACATCACTGTGGAGCAGCCTATGGCATTGAACTACACAAGTGACACTGTTCTTACCGTAGGTGGATCCGCCAAGAACATCGGACAGTTTTATAAATTTCCCAATAACACATCATCCATACTTGCGACCGTGGAAATGTACTACAACGGAGAATGGAAGAAACTCGGTGAAGCAATGGTAAGCGACAGTTATACCAAGAGTATATCCGTGAATCCGAACGATGTGTTTGGTGGTGGTGAACGACTTTCGCATGGTGTATATCCTGTGCGTATCTTCGGTACGGAAAGCAAGTCGGGGGTAAAAGGCAATACCATCTATTCAGCCCTTATGTGCATAGACGAGAATAATAGCACACCTATTGTCGCCCTCCGTTTCAATGACAAGAACAATGGTACATTGCGTCTGTATGACAATCTGACCGTAGAAGTAGCTGCCTATACACCTGGCAAGACAGAAACGCATATTGATGTTTTCTATGATGAAGAAAAGGTTACTTCTGTTGATGCCATGATTGCTGAAACGATTACCGTGAACAAGCAGATAAGCGGCTATAAGGCGGACGGAAGCCAAAGTATTACTGTACACGCTGAAAGTGGAAGTGTCAGCACCAATGAAATAGAAGTGACGGTTAAAGGAAGTGCTATTGACATTGCCATCAAGGACGGTGCTTTGTTTGGGTATGACTTCTCCACACGAAGCAACAGTGAAAGTGACCACACCATTATCAACAATGGGGTAAAGATGGAAATCAAAGGTGCGAACTGGTCAAGCAACGGATTTATAGACTATCTGAACGAACGCTCTTTGCGCATTGCTGAGAATGTGACAGCCGAGATATTGGATTACCGTCCTTTCGGAAATCCGTCCGTAGAAAGTGCTAGTGGTTGTGCTTTCCAATTCGCTTTTGCGACCAAGAACATTAAGGAAGCCAGCTCAAAACTCATAGAGTGTTACGATGCCGACAGCGGTGCCGGATTCTATGTATGCGGAAACAAGGTTGCTATTTTCTGCAAAACAGGTCAGCCGGCATTGGTAGAACGCTCTTTTAAGAACGGAGAAAAGCACACTATGGCTATCGTTGTAGAGCCTTCAATTATCTTTGTAACCCGTGGTGGCAGCAACTATTCATGCATGAAGCTGTATTTGGATGGCGAAGAGGTGGGCTGTATAGGATATATCAGTAACAGCGGAGCTATTCTCAACTCAAAGACTGTCACTTTTGACGGAACAGAGGGAGACCTATACCTTTATTACATCCTTGCTTACAACAGTTACTACGAGTGGGCACAGGCATTTAGAAATTACTTGTGCAAACTGACCGACACAACGGCGATGATTGATGAATATGAGAGGGAGAATTTGCTTGATACGCAAAACCGTCCGACTCTTGAATCTCTTGCCGCCAAAGGTATCCCTTACTATGTAGTTGTGAATGATCAGCAGACTTTTGACACCTTTGACGGAGATATTGACACGAGCAAGAAGTTTAAATGCACACTATTCTACTATGATCCCAAACGACCTTGGCGCAGCTTCAAGGCTATCAATGTGCAATGGCGCAGACAGGGAACGACATCGGCAAAGCGCCCTATCAAGAATGACCGTTTCTATCTTCAGAAGAATGACGGTTGGGAAGTTTCTCCTATCTATCCGGAATATACCAACGAAGATGCAAAGGTTTCGTATGACCTGATGAAATTAGGCTATGTACGTGTAGGCGAGAATTCTATACCTGTGAAAATCATCACGGTAAAGGTGGACTACTCCGATAGTAGCAATGCCAATGATTGCGGAGTTTGTAACCTTATGAATGCTACATATCGTGCCCTTGGCAACAACTATCTGACTCCGGCACAACGTGCCTTTGACGGAACATGGGTAAAAGGAGACATATCATTGAGCGGATTGACGATGAACCATTCGACTGCCAACCACCCGATTGCCGCATTCCGTTCGACTATGGAAAGTCTTACCGATGCTTGGTTCCATGCCAAAGGTAATTGGAAAGAGGATAAAGGCGAGCAGGTGGCACTCGGTTTCAAAGACACACCCGGCTACAACAAAGGGTGTTTGAACTATGGCGACTTCATCGAATACTTCGGCAGAAGAGACGAAACCCTTGATGAAATCGAATCACGCTTCAAGAGCGATAGTACCACAGACAAAAGTAAACTCTATATGCTCTCTCTTTATTGTGGCGAGAACTACCGTTTCATGGCTTACGATAGCGGTGCGTGGACGAAGCAGAGCGGCGAGATGAAGCAGGTAGGCGGCAAGTGGCAGATAACAGGTAAGGTGTTGAATCCTGTAAGCGGTTATGAGCTGCTGACTTATGATGCCATGAACTGGTGGCAGGGAGTGGGAAGCATTGATGACATGATGGAACCGACCACGGCAGAATCATCGTGGGTAACAAAACTGAAACTCGGACAACCGACCTATCCGATGTGGACACGCTACTTCGAGTGTATGATAGACGATGACCAACTGCAAATAGACTTGGCTATGGGACGCAAAGTGCCTTACGACTTGTTTAACGTGTTGGTATTCTGTGACAGTTGCGACTATGCCAAGGAGGAACTTAAAGACACTTGGAAGGAGATTTGGAAAGCGAAGATGTGGAAGTACATAAATCCGTACAGCCTTGTGTCGTACTATCTCTTTACGGACTACCTTGCCGCCGTTGACCAACAGGCGAAGAATATGCAACCTATGTGGTTCTTGGAGGACGGTTGCAGCGTGAAAGACGGAGTATATAGTGGAGCAAACGGTATGGAAGCCAGAAGAATGTACTGCAACAAGGTGTATGATTGTGATACCTGTAACGGCAAGGACAATGACGGTGGTCAGACCATTGATCCAGAGGTTGACCCTGGCGACTTGACGAGTAGCGCGTACGCAGGACGAGGCAGCGTGTTGTGGAACGACATACGCGGACAGCAGACTATGGAGGTGGATCAAAACGGTAACACCATTACGCTTTCGGCTATCGCTGACACCATGCGTTCACTTCCGGACACGCTCGGCATTGGTTCGGGGCCATTCTCTCCGAAAGGTGCGCTCCATTACTTCGTTACGGAAATATTGAAGAAGTGGCCAAAAGTGGTGTCAAGTTACGACGGAGAGCGTAAGTATATCAAATACACCGGATACAGCGATATTTATTTTTATGCTTTGCAGGGATTGGGACTTACTTCTCTACCGGCGTTCATCGAACAACGTTGGAGAATCCGCGACGGCTACTACCGTTGTGGCGACTTCAAAGCAGAGAGCGGTTATATAGGTGGTCGTATCGGTGCGAAAGAGGGGGCGGTTATCCGTTTTAAGGCTGCAAAGACAGGCTACTTCGGAATTGGTAACGACAGTGGAAACATCACGCAGGGCATCTATCTGAAAGCTGGAGAAGAGGGTGTGTTCAGTAATTTCCAACATGGCGAGAACATCATGCTCTACATCTATCAAGCCGACCGTATGAGTATGATTGACTTGAGTGAAATCAGCATTGACCCTCAATTCGGTAATACATTGTCGAAGATGGTGTTGTTGCAGGAACTTTTCCTTGGTAGCAACACGCACGGAGATTGGACGATGTCGCCTGGTAACACTGGCTATATGACCAATCTTGATTTGGGCGATATGCCGTTCTTGCGGGTATTCGATGTGCGGTATACGGAACTATTGAGCGTTAACGCATCGAAGTGTCCACGTTTGGAGAAAGTATATGCGGACGGCACAGGGTTATCGACCATAGACCTTGCAGAAACTGCTCCCATTAGTACATTGACGCTGCCCGATACGATGACGGAACTTGTATTGAACAATCTGCCAAACCTGACCTATCCCGGAGGACTTACGCTAGGAGGTGTAGGCAAGGTAGCAAAGATATTTGTAAATGAATGTCCGTATGTGGATGCTATGACACTTTTAGAGCAGATAATTAATGCGAGTGCGATCAGAACTGTACGTATTCCTAATGTAAATGCAACTGCTAGTGTTGATTTGTTACGTTCTATAAAGGATAGTGGAGCAATTGGGCTTGATGCAAACGGGAACGCATACGATGAGAGTGGACAGTGTAGTGGTATTACAGGACGTTGGATATTGAGTGAACTTGTAGAAGAGAGTGAAGTAAATGTCCTTACTGCATATTTTCCACAGTTAGAGCTCCATAATTCGCAATTTTCTATTGTGAAAATCAATGATGTTGTGGATAACGATTCATGTGAGAAGTACAGCAATCCTGAAAACAAGACAGGTGAAGACTACGGTAACACATATATTCCTAGTGGACATACTCTTGCTATAAAGAAAGGTTGCCACGCTTTTAAATGCTCGTTCAACACGAAGAAGAATCAAATGGAAGGTGTACAGTTGAGTGATACAGACTTTAACTATCTGAAAGATGGTAGTAGCTTTGATGTTGCAGATACGGCAGGGGAGGGTTTTGATATATTTTGGCATGCTCCTCACTATTGGTATAAAGGCGTAAATGATTATAAGAACCAAGTGAAGTATTTTATTACTTCTGTTACGGAAAACGAGCCTATTTCAACTGCATTACACAGCAAGAAGGCTAAACTTTCTGAACTTCTGTACAAGGAGAACACTGGAGTGTATGCGAATGATGCTGTTATTGGTGAGGTTATGAGTGAGGATGTTATATCTACAGCTTCTAATACTAACAGCTATAAGATGGACGTAAAAGGTATGAAGCAGGTGAAATGGCCGGGATTGAATCATGCGCGACTAGGTGGTGTATTCACTGATGAAAGTAATTGTGTACTTGGTATATTCATTATGTCCGTAAGTCATACGTATTTTGACTTTTCTATAGGTGAGTGTGTATTCTGCGATGTACCTAGCGGTGCAAAATGGTTCTATTTTACTTCTTTTCGCGACATTGGTGATGTTGAGTGTCTTTCTGTGGATAGTGCCAGCATTGAGGCTCTTGAGCCGGAATGGACTGAACATACAGTAGGTGATAATGACAGTCTTGTAGGTGTTTATCCTATTACTATTGACGGTTTGAAGATGCCACGAAGTCTTTCTGGTGAGGTACGCTCAAAGAAAGGTAATGGTACGTCCACTACGTCAGGTGAATGGAAATACGATAGTAGTGGTAATCCTATTGAGATGCCGATTGCTACCCTAAACTACACAGCAAAGGATTTCCAAAATATTTCCCGTTTGAGAGGTGTCGGTTACCAATTACAGGATTATGAACAACACAAAGAGATTAGTAATCTTTGGTGGGCATTAAACGGAACAACCAACGAACAATCTGTAGTCGGTAATGGAGGACATGACGCTATTTTAAATAAGCTGGATTCCATTGGTATGGCAGATAGTAGTAATGCTGGCAATTCTCTTAATTCTATACTTGGTTTGAAGCATTATGTAGGCTGTGATTCAGAGTGGATGGATTATATTGCATTTAATATCCCAAGTTATGAAACATTCTACAAAGCAAGATGTATTGATACTGATAGTTCGTATCCTTCGGATTATATAGCCCATATTTATGATCCTGTGAAAAAGACTGAACGTACAGTGAAATCAGTTGAATCTTCCAATGCAAATTGTGTGGTACGCTTGGTACATGGAGCAAAATGCGATATTTTGCCAAGCAGGGTTCATAATGCAGATACGAGTAAGTATGTTACTCATTATGCGGCTGGTTATTGGATCAATAGTAGCAAAGGCCGTTGTGTTTTGCGGTCTGGCAACAACTCGAATGCGTACAGCGGTCTCGCTTATGCGCTCGCGTACAATGCATCTTCA